AACTCGACTATCAATAAGGCTGATAAACTCTAATTTAAAATCCTTCAGTATATCTTTAAATTCAAAATCTTTAAACCTCTCTATATCATTATAAATATCATTCATATTTCTTTCCATAATACTTTGTAAATCATTTATTCCTTCCCCATGTTGTTTTTCAATTTTATTCAACATTTTGCCAATTCCAATAATATAGAACCATTCAACAATTATTACAATAAATAAAACAATTGCAACAACCGAAAATGCCCCTATCATGACATCTATGTTCATAACAAACTCCTTTAAAAAAAAGGCAGTCATGATGCAACCAGTATTATTGCATTTCAATCCAAAACATTAAAAAAATGTTTATGAATTTATATTATGGTGATTATAAAACTAGAAACAATAAAGGATAATTCGTAATTTTGCGGTGTTGTTATATAGAAATGAGATTATTGAAAAATTTTAACTAAACGGTACTAATTCCAATTTTGATAAAATTGATTCTCCACTATTTATTATCCATTCTTTCCTATCTTTTACACGCCATCTTGATATATCTCCATTATCTAATTTTGCTTCAATCATAGTATTTTGTAGAATTGATATTGTAGTATATGCCGTAATTTCAAGATCATAAGTATCTGCAACCTCATTATATTCAAATCTCTCCCCCAAAACTGTAGTAAAAAGAACTTCTCTATTCTCTATATCAGGACCAGCTGTTTCATCATATACATACTGATAACCTTCATAATCATCTAAGTAAATACTTGTACCGGAATCTCCCTCCACTATTTGTGGAAAATACAAGTCACAATTATAACCGTAACAAAAACGACGTAAATTGTTAATGACCTGAGGCATCAATGCTCTAAAATGCAAATCAGCTTGATTTAATATTGCAGACATCATAACCTCACTATCATGTTAGATCTTTTATATAATTATCTATGGCTTCTTGATCATTAACATTATTATCAATAATCCAATTCATTACGTTCTTTTTAATTACACCTACTTCTTTTCCAGGTTTCAAACCGGTCAATTTCATAATTCTTTCACCGGAAGCCATTTTAGAAATTTTATCCAATTTCTGTATACCATATTTATCTTTTATTTCAATTGCTCTTTTTATAATATCCTGATAATCTTTATCAATAGTACCATCATTTCTTGAACGAACAGCTCTGTCAGCATAGGCCACTATTTTAAGAACATCCCAATTATCATCATTAACCATTTTTGCAACTTTAGATGGTTTCATTCCCAATATGTTATGAAATCTCATATGATTGCCAACTGCAAACAATAAAGCTTCCCTGTCTTTATTGGCAAGTTTCAATCGTCTTGAAATATCATCAACCAATTTTATTCCACGTTCTGCATGCCCATAATATGTATGATGGGATGAACTTTTACCAACCCCCTGTGTGATAAGTTTTCCTACATCGTGTAGCAAAATTGCTAATTGCTCTATAGGCTTTTTAGTTTTTGAAACTTCTAAAGCTCTCAAAACATGCCCAAAAACGTTATCTGACTCGGGGTGGTGTTGTTTAGTATGTGGTTTGTATTTCAAAGCTGCTATTTCTGGCAATATTACTTGCAAAACCTTGAAATCATCTAAGATACGAAGGTACTTTGCAAATTTATCACTCCCCATTGAAGCAGATTTAAAAAGTTCATCCCTTATTCGTTCAACTGATAACTTTGTTATTTCTTTAGAAACCTTTATTGCCGCTTTCTTTGTATCTTTATCTATTTCCATCCCAAATTTGGCTGCAAACCTAGCTGCTCGCATGATCCTTAATTTATCTTCACCAAATCTATCATTTGGGTCGCCAACAGTTCTCAATAATTTATTTTTAATATCTTTTTGTCCATTAAAATAATCTATTATGTTTCCATCTTTATCAATACCCATTGCATTGATAGTGAAATCTCTACGCTCTGCGTCATCTTTGAACGAACCTTTTATTTCAACCGTTTCTGGTCTACGACCGTCAATATATACCCCATCAGATCTAAATTGAGCAATCTCAAAATCAAATCCCTTTTCCTTAATTATAACAATCCCGTAATCGGTGGAACGCCCCAATTCATAAGTTTTAAATAATTTATTGATCTCATCTATAGGCATATTCGTAGCGATGTCTATATCATGAGGATCTGTACCTAAAACTAAATCCCTAACTGTCCCACCTACAATATAAGCCTTAAATTTCTTCTTATTGATTCGTTCTAAAACAGAAACAGCAGCTTTTAACATTGGAATTCGTTTTACATAAACATTCCATCCTGATAATGCTTCATCGATAAGTTGTATTAGTTGATTTGCCGTAAACATTAAATAATACCATAATTGTAAGATTAAATTGTAATAATTTCAATGATTTTTATTACATCAGACTTAAAAACCACTATCGTATTTCCACCATCTTCATGAAATTTTATTGAATCATATCCACGTTTTTTAAGTTTTGGTATAATGTTTTCATCATTATCTGCCCATTCCAAAGTTTTATAAGGAACCAATTTAGTTCCAGAATTATATATAAAATTTCTTTTAAAGTAATCGCTAACCGGAAGTTTATCCAAAAAATCACTAACTGTATTGGAATCTTCTTTATACATAGACAGATCTAAAGTCTTTTTTACATTAAGCGTTACTTTGTATAAGTAACTACCTAAAGAACCATGCATTCTTTTTGCAACATTAATATCATCAGAAAAATAAGCACCTAATTTATCTTTATTTCTGCGTGTACTAAATTTTTTTATGTTGTTATAATAAGAAGAATGATACCAATAATTATGAGTCTTTTCAAACATTCCAATAATATCATGTGCAACCAGCTTTATCATGTTAAGACCTATTTCCAAATTCTTTTCCAAGCAGCATCAGACCATAAAGAAAAATTTTTTAAAATTACTCCATCATTAATTTTTGATATTGAATATCCATAATCACCGAATAACTTAACTGTCGAACCAATCCCAACCTTAAATATATCCATAATCGTATGATAATCACCTTTTATCAAAAAAGAACCCAATTTGGGATATTCAATTACTTCAAAATCATATTTATTATTTTTAGAAAATAAATTGTTTATAATACCTTTCATCTTCTTAAATTCTTCATTTCCCTTATCCTCACTAACAAGACTTCCAATAGTATCCTTACCAGTTAATTCCACATCACAATCGGGACATTTATTTTGATTACATGGTGTGCCACGTTCATGTGGGAACTCTTGATTACATTCAGGACATATGCAAATATCAGTACCACCCGTTCCTTCTATTTCACCATCTTTACCCTGCATCTCATTTAAAAGTTTAATGATATTATTTGCTCTTGCCATGACATATCCTTTCGTTATTTTTACTAAATTTGCAAAATCAATCATCTTGCATAATTTTAGTTGTAACCATATGGATCATTATTAACTTTATCAAAATCAACTACACCAGAATATACTTTCATCTGAGATGAACAACGTGAACACAATATATCACAATTCCCATTTTTTGAAACAGTTTTATAACCACATTTGTTACAAACACACATTTGTGAAGTTGGATTGGTCATAAATCCAACTACCCTTCTCTGCCATCTTTCCATATCTAGTTCTGTCATCTGTTAAATCCCCTATTTTGATTATTTTTAAATAGACCTTATGCATTGAAATTTTTCAATAATTGCGGGTAAGTAGCTTTTATCAACAATGTCAATTGATAAAGATGTTTACAAAATCCAGGTGATCTATTCGGATTTGCTGGTGGTCTAGTATCAGTTTTTCTTGTATAAGGTCTTGCTTTACGACCAGATGCTAGTGAACCAACCTTCTTTAAATACCATTCCCATCTAAAACGAAAATCAGCACAACTACAAAAAACTGATGTTGGCGTAGTATTGGCGTCACAAGGAGCAGCCCATTTAACGATAACTTCATTTGGGCCAGATTTAGATACCAAATTGATAACTTGTGGATGTGCTGCATCTCGCTCATCCTGAAAATCAACATCATAAAAAACCATTGTCAAATCATACATCTGATTCTTTTTATTAGTTCCTTCACCGGTAGATCTTGCATCAAATTGTATCCACCTAGTCCCAAAAAATGGCTTCACATCTAAAATATTTATTTTTCTATCTTGTTTATGGGGTCTGCCGAATAATTTCTCGGCATGTCTATACATCGTATTTAGCGTTACTCTTTTAGACTTATCTGATCTCGGTTGATCAGACATTGCCTCCTCAAGATTCGCTATTATTTTTCGTGCCATTATATGTTCCATAATTTATATCAATAAATATTTTTATATTTCCTTTTAGTTTTCCTTAATCGATAGCTCTATTAACTCTTTTACTTTGCTCATCATATGCTCCATTAACTTTAAAATAAATATAATTATTATGAAGCCATCAATTTTCCAAATAGTCTATCAACCATTTTTTAGCGACAGATAATGTCTTACAGTTAAAATTTGTATATTCTTCTAATTCTTTATTTTTAAAAACTCTATATACCCAATCTTTTTGATCAAATTTCAAATGATAGATATCTTTTCCATATTTCATTTTTCCATCTTTTGCTTTTGATGCCTTCTTTCTGGCTAGGTCTCTTAAATCATCATTAATCAATAGCTCTTCAGTAATTTTTACATCATAAAATGATGTTGTTGACATCTTTTCTATTAAATCTTTTGCTTTACTCATCGTACACTCACAATTTTATGGGATTTAAATGTAATTTTTAAGCTTTTTTATAAGCTTTTGGATCTACTATCCAACCTTCATTATAAAGATCATTCTTTCTACCACCAAACCTAGGGTGTCCCTCATCATCTATATAAGAAACTTTTTCAGTCTTACCTTTTTTCCAACCAAATGTATCACCAGACATTTTCCACATATGATCTTTTACGAAAATCACTGTATCACCTGGTTCCAAATTATGTGGGTTTGGTGTAGATGATTCAAACTTATTAAGTAAATCCCTAGCTTTACTCATTTCGTTTCTCCTTTATATTTTAAACCCCTGTACCTTCCCCGAGGGCCAACCACCACTTATCATTTTCTTCTAATTTTTCAAGAGTATCTCGCCAAAGTTCCTGTCCCTCACTAACTAAATCAGAAGCATCCATTTCAATTGGTAATTCTTGTAAAGTAAATGCTCTTCTACTTCTACCCAACATAATTAAAAATCTAGCTAATAATAAATCAAAGAATAAATAATCATCCCTTTGGTTAATTGTAGAAATTGTAACATCAGTAACAACACCAGTACTATCGGATGTTAACTCATATTGATGATCATGTACTTCTTTAACATCCATTATCCCTTCTTCACCAACCCAAAGATATGGATTTTCATAATGCCAAGCAAATCCTCTAGGTATTTCAAGGGTAGACATTTCACCAACTGTCCTACCTGATAAAGCCTCATAAATACCCATAACATTATATGAAGTAACTGGAACTACACTAGAAATCCAATCAGGTGGACCATATCCGACATCATCGTGATATGTATATTTCTTACCTGATATGGTTATATTATGTCTATATACGAACGGACGTTTCGTATTATATTGTTTTAAAACTCTTTTAACTAGAATCCAGACCTTGGCAGGGGTGAGTGTTAAATTAGAAATGTCCTGTAAAAGGTATTCACCGGATTCCATTAACAGAATTTCTTCTATTTCTGATAATGTAATCGACATCAAATAATTCCTTTATGAAACATAAGCAGTGATTTCATATTTTCCGGATCCCATTTTATACCATTGCAAAAACAACTTAGCATTACCATATGGAATATACTCATCACCATTTTTCGATTCCACTGGAGCAATATCAAAAGAAGTAGTTTCATTTTTACCAACCAATATGCCACTCCATTTTCTCATATCTTCTTGAAGAACAATAATGCCATGCTTTTCTAAAATACTAAATAATTCCTTTAGTGGGATTTCCTTGAAATAGATGTTAGTAATAAATTTTGTAATATCATTATTTACTTTTTTACGAATTGAAGTTTTTAATAAATTTCCTTTTTCAAACAAACCAAGTATCTGTTTTGCATCCATAACTTTATCCTTATTTCATTAATTTAACATCTAAAACAGCTTCCGGTGGCACCCTAAATTCACGCTCACCTTTTTTATAAACGATATCAGGATGTGTCATATCAACTTTAGCTTTAACTATACCAATATTATTCATTTTGGCTTTTTGAAAATTTTTAATAAATTTCTTTTCATCAGTAATGAAAAATACAGGACTAACTCTAATATTTGAATAAGATAAGTAACATCTATACAAAGACACTGTATCAATTAAATTCTCAGGTGGATAGGCTTTTAAAAAAGGGCATTTCCTACCACTCTCAATATCTATATTCTCACGCCTCGCCCAATCCACAATCTGATTCCATTTAAGCTTACCATCAAAAATCATTTTTACTTCTTTAAAAGCCCTTACAATGTCTTGTACAATTTTAAAATCTGAAGAAAATGAAATACCCTCAGTAGCACCACCAAGTCCCAATCTATATCCCTTATCTTTAAAACCATTCTGAGCCAATTCTTTTGCATACAATGAAGCATGATATAAAGTTTCAATTTTATCATAACTAGGAATATAGCCTGGACCACCTCTAAACTCGGATTCAGTCTCCATATCCAAAATCTTATCTAATTCAGAAAATTTTGATTTTAAATCTTTATGAAATTTTTCAAAACTATTAAACACAGGAAAAACTGACTGTATTAAATCGTGTATTTCAAGTCCATATTTATCATTATCGTCTTTTGCATATTTAAAATTCGTCTTTAAACGATCTTGGCTTTCTTTATAGATTTCTCGAAAATCCTTAATAAAAGTTTTAATCAAATCGATGCTTAAATAATCTTGTTTCAAAGATGTTCTAAGACTTTTTAAAATAGTTTTATATAAAGATTTAATGCTAGAATCATCAGAATCATGGTATTTTATCAATTCTTTTAGATCAATTTTTATCCTATTGATGTAACCATTATTAATTGAATCCCTTACAACAGTATAATTTATGAATTCAGAGACATCATCTATTGCATACTCACTACCTAAAAAATCAGTCATATAATACCTAAAATCATCATTTTTAGACAATTTATCAATATTATTTTTTAAGTTATTTATGTCATTTTCAAGTTTTGTAATCTGTTTTAATTTAATTTTATAATATTTTAGCATGTCACGAGGAGCATGCTGTATTTTTTCATCCAAAATATTAATTATATATTTAGCAGTTGTGATCATAATTATACCAGTATTTTCTACCAAAAATACAATAGTTCTACTTATTCTCTATTATATCATTGATTAATTTCAAGGATTTTCTATCTTTTAGAAGGGTTTGCAACCCAAAATGTTTAGGATTTAACTTTATTACTTCTTCAAATGACATCCATTCGAAACGTTCCGTTTCCCAATCAGTTTTAGGATTAAACTCGTCATCAATAACACCTATGAAATTATGATAGATAAAACCGTCCGTTTTAAAAACATATGCAGGTATTAATTGCAATTTTCCAGAGTAACCAGTTTCTTCTTTAAATTCCCTAAAAGCCGCCTTTTTAGGTGGACTTTTATCGTCATCCAATTTACCGCCTACAACGCCCCATGTATGTGGTTCATTGACATACTTTGAACGATATGACATCAAAATTCTACCAGTAGACCTAGCAATAGCTAATACACCAGCCCCTATATTGCCCCAAAATTTCTTACCGGAATCATTGGCATATAGCGTATAATCAGCTGATTCAATTAAGTTTATAATCTGTTTTGCTTTCATAATTTTTGACATGCCTTTAATTTTTCAATAAGATCAACCCTATTACCAGACATACTCAAACCCTTTTCCTTGCAAATTACCCTTAACTCAGCAACGGTTTTATCATCAAATTCACTTGGTTCAACATTTTCGATTATTTTTTCTTCAACTCTTTTTTCTTCAACAAACTTTTCTTCCGCTGGATCAAATTTATCAATTACTTCCATATTTGAAACAACTTTTTCAAACGATTTTGGCTTAATTATTGGGGGTGGTTCCTTTCCATCAACTACAAGAAGTCCAAAATAATCTATTACTTCACGCAATTTTTGAACTTGAAGTCTNGTNATANTACATTCTTCTCCAGGGAACATTCTAACATTTAAACCATGACGATTAATACTTACTTTACTTTTAGTATTATTAATGAGTTTCATACTACTCTCCTTAATATTATAAAATTTTCTTATAAGTTTCAATAGCCTTATCTAATAAACCATCTGCTTTATAAAAAATTTTTCCAGAATTTGAATTAAGTAAACCAGAATTATCGAGTTCTAATTCCAAATTTGCTCTATATTCCTGTAAATCTTCCAATTCATTCAAAAATTTTTTAAGAACTTTTTTAACATCATTTGATTCATTAAAGTAACTAATTATTTCAGTGGCTTTTTTCATTTTAATAATTCCCTTGTATCTGTAATTATCTCTTTTTATTATCGATCTTGTAACCTCTACCGGCCAATTCTTCTTTTGCAATTTTAATTATGTCAATTTTTTTATTTACAATCATTTCCAGTAATTTGTTGTCAGTCAACCTAAAAATATATTTTGGATTAAGGTCATCTGATGAATTATTAATTTTAGATAAAATATCATTAGCTTTTCCCATTTAAAATCACCTCTTTGGTATTGGGTTTCCAACAAATCGTTTATATTCTCCTTGCACATAAAAACTCTAAGAATATATAGGCCAAGATCAAAATACAAAATCACAAGGAGGATATAAAGAAAGTTCAGAAAATAATGGCGGTGGGATAAATAGTAAAACCCCACCGCCATCGTCTTGAATCAATTATGATTATGAATAATTAGTAATCATAATTCTGGTAATAAAATTTGGAACTAGAGGTTCAATAGCCGCCCAAATAGCAGCAGCTTTCTGATTCAACAGAGGATTGGTACCGGTCGGTAAAGCTGTGGTAACTACAAGGGGCATATAAGGAGCATAAGCAATAGCAGCTTCAAAAGGACTCATACCCTTGTACATACAAAGAATGGTATTGGCATTCAAACTACTACTATTCGGAATACGAACGATAGTAATTCCATCCAAAGTACCATAAATGTGAGCACCAAGCATCGTACCATCGCTGATTTTTGTAAAACCAGGAAGAGTTCCAAGAATGGAACATGCATTCCTACCAGCAATAATTACATTAACCGAACCACGCCCGGCATTACCAAGAATGGTAGCCTCTGCCCTCATAATATAATCTTTGAGGGATTGTTTATGTTCAAAATACGAAACGCCACTAGGTTGAGTATTGCTCCAATTAATGGAACCCTGATAGTTGGCGTTAGCATGATAAACAACAGTATTCATCAGTTCACTGTTAATAGCACTGATTAAATCTGTGGCCATCTCCATTACATTCAGGTCAATTCGTTAGTTTGACCCCGTTTCAGTAAATTAAAAATATGATTTAACTCAGATATTGTGAAATAATTTACTGATACTGCTTACATTCTCATGTAAGATTGGACTATATCTTCATCCTCGGCATTACCCGTAGGAGCACTCCATTTTCGGTAGTATTTAATAATTATAAAATACCATGTTCACAAAATATATGAACAGTCACTAGACCCTACTTTAGTCTCTGAACAACACATCCATCAATGATTTATACAATAGTACACAAACATCAGCATATCTATTGATTTCCTCGTCAAAATTTATGACAGGACGTATTGCTGCTGATTTTCTCTAACTTCAACGCTGTTCCCATACCCAATTTATTAGATTGGCCAAATCACTATCTCTAGTGATAATTGGAGTTTGAAGTCTAACAAGAGTTTCCAGCAATTAAGAGTGTTTATTTTCAAACTATTTCTAGTTTAGAGAACGAATTCCATCCTCTGCGATTGTGCCGAAACGCCTACGAAGAGCATACGAACTTTCCAGGCCGATGGTATCTTTGAGGGCATAAACATGAGCAAACACGCCCTTTGTGGTAAGTCTGGAAACAATCTTAGCAATATCGTCTGCTGCTTCAAGATCCTGATGATACGAACAATAAATCACGGAACCATCACCGGGATCATCAGAAAATTCAATTACTACAGCACCAGTAGTATAATCAATAGTACCCTGAATGTCATAACCCCTCAAGTAACCAGAACCATCATCAGTAGCCTGAAGTGCTGTAGCACCCACAGTACAATCAATGGTTACAGTATAGGGACGAACAGGAAGAGCCGCCAAAGTAGCAGAATAACTAAGCGACCCATAAGAAGTAGTATCTAATGATTCATTAACAACATAACCACTAGCATAACCACGAGGAACAGTATCTGCGGCAGAATCAGGCGAAGACAAGACATCATTAGCAGTTACATTACCACGGGTTGTCTGAGCAACAATATTTTTGAAATAAACAGTACCATTTTCCTCATCAATGGGTTGTACTGAACAACAAGCAGCAATTGGACTCGTACCGTCATTTACATTCACTACAGTTCGTTAGGCTGTAGTCGGTAACCAATAACCTCTTTCGATCATGGTTTTACGTGTTTTATCTTTCATGGATTGAAGTTGTTCTGGTGTTAATTTAGCCATTGGGTTGTTCTTACCGGATATATCGGCATGATTCTCACTTATCTTTCTTTTTATTTCTTTGGCTTTATTAACACCGAATCGTTCTTCAAAAGTTTTACCTTTGTAATACATCTCAGATGTAGTTGGTAATCCTTTCATTTTTCTAATTCTCTGAGGATTGCCATCACCAATAAAATGTTTTGTACACCTTTCGATTAAATCACAATCAGTAACTTTCTTACCCTTCCAAGGCATTCTTTCATCACAAATATTTTTAATACCCTGTCCATCAGTATGATTTGTAAGCGGACCACAATTCATATCTAAACGACCAATTGTTTTTATCCAAAAAGATTCCCGTTTCCTTGCTTTAGATCTATTTAAACCTTCTTCAATTTTATACTTATATATAAATTTACTCCCAATTTCTTTATAGATCTCACAAAGCCTGATAACAATTAATCTTTTTGTTGGATTGGGTTTATCCATATAATATTTGTGATCATTAATCCTATTGCCTGAACCACAACCAATATAAAATGGTTCATAATGGAAACTAATTCCATTATATTCATACATTCCAGGTTTCCTTGGATCAAGATAAATATAAACGTAACAATTCATAATTTTCTCCCTATGCGATAAAATTAATTAGTGAAGTAAGAAATAGTTGCATAGGTCCTATTTCAACTCTGGCCGGAGCTGTCCTTCACCAAACTGAATTAACCTGCTCATAGTTTCCCATGAGATTAGACTATATCATCATCCCAAATAAGGATGTCCCGCGCTTCGGATTCACTTGAATCCTATGGAGTTTACCGCCATATCTAAAATAGACTTAGGCTCTCTCCTAGTCGTTGAACCTTCATAACCTTTTCAAATTACGCTCGGCTGCTGATTACCCATACTTCAGGGCGTCCCAGCAATTCACGGGATTTACTATTTGTCATTACTGACAAAAGGCGCAAGGGTGCTACGCAACGGTAAGAATGTCAAATGCTACATTCGGAATTTTACCCAATTGAGAAAGAGTACCATCATCTTCACAAAGACTTTTGTAAATCTCAAACGATTCAAGCTGTTTACCCAACACATAATGATCATAAGGTGAAATCGGACGAACCTTTGACAAAGGGCTGGACTCAAGAACTCTCATCTGGCTACGATACTTTTTCTCGTAACGATCGGAATCTCTTTCAACTTTTCTACCTAAAGCTTCTTCATGTATAGAATGCATATCTATATTCTCCTATTTTTTAATTTATTTCACTCCTATATTAAAGGTCCGTAAGTGCAGACTATAAAAATGGCATATTAAATGCCATATTTTCCATTTTTCAATGTTAAAGATTTATGTTATCGACCCATAGATTCAACAAGACGGGTGGCCCTATCTCTGGAAAAACTCGGTTTTAGGTTAACTGAATCATCAGCTTCTTCATTCAAACTTTCATCAACTTCTTTGACCTTGTATTGCTCAGCAATTTCAAGACCAAGATCGGATTTGATGGTATTAGCTAGAGTAAGAGCATCATCCTTCGACATTTTTTCAAGTAAAGTCCTTGCAGTAGTTTCTTTAATCTTCAAAGAATCCCGAACTTCCTTAACATCAGATTCAAAACGCTCTTTCTTCATGTTCTCCATAACACCACTAATCATGTCAAAAGCCTTGGAAATTTCTTCAGGAGTACCAAGTTCAGTATATTCATCCATGGCATCCATTACTTTATCAATATTCTCCAAGCTACCAAACTCATTGACTGAATCAACAAATACTTTGGTCTTTTCAAAAGCTTCCTTAATCTCTTCAACAGATCCGAGTTCAGAATAACCTTCTAGAATTGCAAAAATTTTGGAAAGTTCATCAATAGTCCCGAGTTCCTCATATGTCTTGAGTTCTTCTTTAACGTTTTTAAATTCTTCTACAGTACCAACGTCTTTCAGTTCCTCAGACATTTTCTTTGCAAGATCAAGAGCTGAATCGATTTCTTCAAAAGTCCCTAAACTTTCATATTCCTTAACAAGTTTATCTGACTCTTCAATTTTAGCCTTGATTTCTACCAGTTCCTTCTCAGTGGATTCATTTTTAGAAACCAAATTGGAGAATTTAGAAGAAATATCCTTAAGTTCAGAAATTTTACCTATAGATTTGTACTCATCGAGGATTTGACTAATTTCTGAAAGCCTGTTTTCGCTTATGGCGATTTTTCCCTTAAGATCTTCATTGTTCGCCAAAACTGAATCAAGCTGATCCTGCAATTTCACTTTTTCGTTGGTTACACTTTCAAGAATTTGTTTCATATCATCTGACATATTTTTATTCTCCTTTTTACTTTCTTTAACGGATTTTTCTATGTATTGAATGTCCACATTTGAATCCGGCCTTTTAATTACCTTTGCTTTTTCAAAATTCTCATTCGATTGCTTATTTACTACAAGTTTAGGGGTAGCACCTTTAACCCCACCAGTCCTAACAAAGTCAAAGCCTTCATACTTATAAGTGCTGGCCTCAACAATATCTGCCCCATCTTTCTTACCTTCAAATTTACCAAATGCACGAGACGAAACATCCAACCTAACACCACCTTTTAAATACCCATACAATTCTCTACCAGTAGTGGTATCTAAGATAGCGGCTTCTCCCATACCCATTTGCTTAGTTTTTGATTCATTATTGGGTATCCATAACTTAGTAACCCTATGAGATCCCTTACCTTCCCTCAATGCCTTGTCATCCAACTCCAAATCATGTCCTATTGTTCCTACAATTCGACCTTCATTGTGAGCATCTTTAGTTTCATTGATAACTTTATCCCACAACTCTTTGGAATACCATCTATTGTTATCACTTTTACCTTCAACTACAAAAAAAGGTCCACGGACATAACCCAAAACGGAAGCCCCGGCAATGATATCTCCATTATCAGATTCTACCAATTCCCACTCGCTATCTTCAAGTGAAAACGGAATACTTTCGATTAATGGAATAAGTCCATACCCTTTAGCTTCTTCTATGTTCATATTAATTACTCCCTTATATACTTAATCATGTGAAAGTGCACATGAATTTTATACTAGCATTCACTAGTTTTGATTCTCGCTATTACTTCAAAAAAACGAGACATCAAATATCCGTTGTTATCTGCCAAATCAGGTTTTTCAGTCTCTTTCCAGTATATTCTAACCTGTTCCAATTCCGCCCCACTAACCTCGCAAAGTGATTTCAATAACTCATCTCTCTCCAAAACTCTTAAAATACATTCAAACTCATCAGCTGAAAGATCATAACAAATATCTTCATATAAATTGGATTCTATTTTGCGAAATGTGGGTAATATATATTCGGCCAACAATTCAAGTTCGACCTGTTCAAGAAGAGACATATAATATCCCTCTTCTATATAAACATGAGTACGAATTGAAGAAATAGCTTTTAAAGCCAAATCTTTAATATGTTCTAAAGATTCTCTTGTTGGCCGCTTATTCGGAAAGTAACGCAAAGACAAAAATCTACTCATAGATCTGTGGAATCGCTTTCCCTTGATACTGTTATGGAATTTCATAATCCCTTTTAAATATCTCCATCTGTTTTTTCTCCATGAAGATTTAGTTATCTGAGATTTGCGAAAATCCTTTAAATGATTAACTGTTTGTCTACGCTTCTTTATGAAAGCTTCTAATACTTCATCATGAATGATAGACTGTTCCAACAGATCCAATCGATTAATTTCTGTAAGTAAATTATATTTATGTTGATTTTCTCTAAATTTCATATCTGTATACCTACAGTAAATTAAATTATTTTATTATTCGATATCCGTCTTTTTAGTTAAAATATCTCTTATTTTTTCAGCAAATGTTACAGGGTCTAATTTTTTACCTAAAGATTGAGCTTTATCATAAGCCCTTTTATATGGTTCAGTTTGTGAAGACCTTTTAACTATTACTGGCAATTTAATAGTTCTGCTTCCAACTAAAACTGCGGTTTGAGCAGCGGGACTCTTTATTGCACCATCAGGAATCCTTCCAGTTGCTGATAGAGTGCCATCTTCGGATAAAGATTCATGAACGTCCCCAGCAACCAATATTGCGGTAATTACTGATTTATTGATCCATGATAAATCAGTCATATCAATACATTGTCCAACGGAAGATTCTATAACAGGAGGGTCATAGGGACTAAGATATATGTCAATTTGAGCATCATCTTCTGAAATTACTGAAGCAACTGGACCAACATCGGGATCTACATAAAAAAGACAAGTAACTTCATCCATGTCTTGATCAGTAAAAGTTACTAAAACCCCACCACCATTTCCTTCCTCAAAATCCAATACTGCATCGACTTCAATATCTTCATAACCAAATTGAATCAATTTATCTTTAAATGCATCTTTTACTGAATCACCATTTAATTCGCCAAAATGAGTCATTGGAACAAACTCATTAATCATCTCAATAATTTTATTTGCTTTTGACATATTTATTTCCTTTATACGATTAATTTTTATTACCACAATCACGTAAAAAACGATCTTTAAGAATTTTTGATCTTGTTAATCTCCACATAGTCATGGGTAATCTTATGTATCCGTTATCCGTTTCAATGACAATAGTAAAAACCGACGCACCACAAATTCTACCAATTTGATCACCATATAGTTCTACCGGTGTACCTAAACCAACATAAGGATCTAACCTGAACATGAAATACGCAACAGCACCTTGTACGATATCTTTTAATATCAATACAATGACTGCACCAATCATCAGTTCAAAACCAATCCAAAATAATTCAGAATTAAATTGCTTCGTTAATTCTGAAACAAATTGATTTATAGAAATTATTTCCAATTACATGCCCCTTATGATAGGCATGGCTTTTAATCTAATTTCAGGATCTTTAATTGCACCAACTGCTGCCAATGCAGCCATTTTCCCTATTTGTTTCATTTTTCTATCCATGACGGCAACTGGATCTTCACCATCATCATTACCAGATGCGTTTAACTGACGTACAATTTTTATAATATCCCTTAACATCCTGAAATCTACTTGACGACTTATATCTTCATCTAATTTAGGCATGGTCAACCTCAACTATTTTCTCGTCATTTTTACTATTATCGCCTTCCTCGCTATATTTTATAAAATTATAATCTGAACCAAAAATAGAAACTTGTGAATGTAACCAACCCTTAAATTTCGGTATATCTACTATGTCTTTTAAATTATCATTTTCAAGAAAATCAGTTACAGTCCTATTTACATTTTCTATTATCCCTACAACTGCATCCAGTAATTCTATTTTATCTAATTCGTCAACATTAATGAGTTTATTTCTAAAATCAACAGTTATTTCATCAGGAGATACCGATATCCCTCTATTTACTATGTGCGTTAAAGCAATTTGCTTAACACCTATAGCAATTGAGGATTGGATTGATTTTAATACTCTTATATACCTACCGTATCTTTTCAATACTTCTGCTCTACGATCATTATCGGAACTGAAAAGTAATTCATATGGAAAACCGACACTTGAACATATTACACGACGATTATCTTCTATCCTATCTTCCAAAGCTTCCAATGATCTATCGTCTTTTATTTCAGACAGACTTTCTAAAGAACCCTTATCACCAAATATTGGGAGAACCCTCAATAAACCGGCAACACTAGCAATGTCTGCAACTGAAAAATCATCAGTACCCCTGTCAAGTCCAACTTTTTTATTTAAAAACTTTTCATAATCTTTAATTGCCGAAAATCCATCCTTAACTGAAGTACCTTGTGGCATATGTAGACCAACAAGATTACCTTTCATAATATCATTTAACTTCTTTGTAGGTATCAGCATTTCTATGAGCATTAATTCTTTTATTTTTGATAATACCCCATAAAAAATTGATCTACCAGCCCTTATATAAGATGGTAATTCACGAATTAAATCATCGTCTAATATAGAAATATCCTCTCTATCATTAAATTCCCTCTGAATTTGTATCCTTAATTTATAACGATTTATAGCAAAATGAGAATAAGAATATGGTGGATACAACTTCATATCGCCACCAGTATTAACTAAATATTTAAAAGGGAATCCATGTTTATAAAAAGCTACTACGTTGGTCTGATTAACATCATCCCTTATATCAACTATACCTTCTCCTTTACGTACAATATGCGATAAAACATGTTCACCCTGTCTCAATAAATCAATTATAAAATCATTAATTAATTGATCAAAATCAAATCTAGTTTGCAAGGCATCAAGTTCTTTCTGAATTTCAGATTTTTCAGAACTTAATTGTAATATCTCACCAGTAGTAATATCTGGAGTCAAAGAATCATCTGCAACACCACGAGCTAAAGCATCAACCAAATAAAATGATTTAATATTGTCCATTTCATGAATGAATTGTTTCCTAGACTGAACAGTTCTCATGTATGAGTTAATCCAGGAATCCCTCACCATATGATGCGGGATATAATCCTTCAAATTGATAACATCTTTTCTAATATTATCTGAACTTTTATTTTCAATTGGAGTAGCACCTTTAAAAATATTAGGAAAACCCCATTTTGTAAATAAACCCATGTCTACTCCCAATTCATTTATTGAATAATTATGTCGATAATAATAAATGTTATAAGTCAATTTAAATAATTGGCTATCGACATCTACCCCAAATTAAAATTTTAAATTAATTACACTTTTTCTTTACCAGATTTAATTCTGTCAGCAGTAACTTTCATGGTTTTAATGGCATCATCTTTATCATCAGTATAATAGGTACGATCTTCATTGCGTTTACCATCGAGCATGTAAACCACCTGGTATTCATCACCGTCTTTTTTTAATTTTAAGTAACTCTATCATTTACAACTATCTTTGATTCGTCAAATTTATCATATTCTTTTTCACCCTCAATGTAATCAAAATCAAATTTTTGCAATTTTGAAACCTGATCAGTAGCTTTCTTTTCACCCGGATCATCTTCCTTTTCAAATAATCCAACATTTTTCATCTTTTCAATCAAATCACTTGCTTTAGACATTTTTAAACTCCCCATAATTAACTTTATTATTATAATAATTAATATCCACTCAAACTTTCCGCTATCCGCATACCCGAACTAAATATCTTATTCAACTCTTTATCAAGTTGTTTTTCGGAAATCGATTCTTCCAAATTATTCCTGATCCGTTTTACTGCTACATCCTTATCAACTTTCAAACAATAAGTAGAAACCAAAAATTCCCGTAATTGCCCAAACGAAAAACCATCAGTTTTATCTGCTAATTCTTCTAATTTAGCTTCATCTTCATTCAACCCCAATTTATGTTTAAAATAAGCCAATCTACCTTCCTTAGGTGGATTTTTAATTTCCAATTTCCTGTCAAAACGACCTGCTCTTAAGATCCGAGGAGGAAGACGGTCAATATAATTGGTTGTTGCTAAAAACAAAACTCCATCCATCTGAGAATCACCATCGAACAATTCCAATATTGCATGTTCATCATATCTAATAATAGTATCAATATCTTCCATCAAAACCAAACATCGTCTATCAGGTTCTATTTCTCTAAATTGTTTCAAACCCTGCACAAGCAAATTCGGGTCCTTAGTAATAAAAATAACGTCATCATGCTTAATCACATCTTCTGTAACTTGTTTTAACAGACATGATTTTCCAGTTCCTTCCCTACCATATAGCAAAAGTCCTCTTTTATGAGTAAAACCCATATTATTATATTCTTCTTTGAGACCCCAAAACTGATTAACTTCATTCAAAATATCATTATATCTTTTATCTTCAAATCTAAGTAATTCGTCAGTCTTCATTGTATGTATATCAAAATAAAGACCCTGCATATCTTGTTGAATTGAATAAATAGCAGCCTCTAATTTCTTATTGGTACTAACATTACCAACTGGTCTATGAATATTTCCGCTAACCAAAAATCTATCTAAAGATCTTTCACGATTTTTCCCAAATGATGCTTTCTCATGTGACACTTCACCACGTAGTATTTCCTCTACTTCCATATTTTCATTCAAACTATTCAAAATATCTTTTGCCCTTGTCATTATTAACCCCCTAAATGACTAAACAGATAGTAACCTTAATTTTTGTATTTTTCTGCACAATCTTTCTTCAATACAAAACAATTTTCATATGTTTAACTACTTCTTACTGTATTTCCAGCAGGTGCTATATACCTATTTGGCCTATTAACTAATGTTTCTGGCAAAGATGATTTCAGGATGTTCATAGCTGTAAAAAGATCATAACGTACCGATTCAGATGAAAGATTAATAAAATCAATTAAATCACTTTTTGTATAAACCGAATACTTTTCATACCACGAATGTAATAAACTATCGGGCAACCTATTTACAAACCCAATTATATCATTAGTAACATTATTTAAATAGGTTCCCATTTATAATACCTCATTCACTTTCTGTTGGAATTTGTTTTGATGCCTTTAAGTCATCCATTAATTTTTCATTCTCAATCTGTAAAGTTTTGATGGTTTCTTCTAATTCTTTATTCTTTTCGATGACTTTATTAAGTATTAATTCTTTGTTTAGTCTATCAACTGTAATCTTGCCTAATTCAAAAATCAGATCATCAGTACTCAAAATAGACGGATATTGATTTGATAATGATTTTTGTTGTTGCTTTTTATCTTCCATAATTCCCCCATAATAGTTACAATCTACTATTTATTTTAATATATAAATCAAAGACCTAATTTTAACATTAATTTACTTGATAAAGTATCGGATTTAATACTTTTCTTATTATCAGTATCTTCTCTCAATACTTTTTCCATTATACGTTCCGTTGAATTTTTATCATTGGATTCAACGTCTTCTTTTATAACTTCTTCTATCACAGGTTTTACCTCGTAACTAACTACGTCAAAAGAGACTAATTCATCAGATTCCGTTGAATCGTTTGAGATTTCTTCTTTAAACTTAACATCAACTTCTAGTGGTATTTCAATCTCTATTTCTGACTTCCATGGTACAAGATGTTTATCATCTCCATCAATATCTAAACGCACTGGAAATTTTTCACCATTTGATAATTCACGGTTAAGTAAATTTGTAAGAGGCGGAATTTCAATTTTCATAACAGTAGAACCAATCTCAACCGGAAACCCAAGTTCAACTTTATCAATCATTATTCGTATGTATCCTTTAAGGTTATAACGATTTATTCCTTTCACAGTAATTTCAAATTCTATAATGTTTGTTTCTTCCGGATTGATCTTCATCGTCTAATTCCTCAATTTTCTAACATGATCGACTTTAAACAACGTATTCTTTTTCTTGTGTGTGATTGAATGTAAATCAATATTAATTACACTGGAACAAGGTTCAGTACTAACTTTTATGAAATCGGCAGTTATTAAAATGTCATCTTTCTTTATTTCAACTGGATAAGGAACATAACCACCACTCCCACCAGATGAACCAGTACCTGGTGGACTGAATTTACCCAATGTTGCAATTGATATCGACATTTAATAAATATCCTCTATTTTAAATCAAAAATACAACTACTTAACCTTAACCCAATGTCTATTATTGACTGCTATTTCCTTATTTATCGGACCCCAATAATCAAACTTTTCCTTATTTCTATAAATTGCTATTAATCTTTCAGGATAATTTTGCTTTTCTTCCAAAGTCATTCTTGTAAGATTTCCATTTTCATCATTAGTTAGTGGTGTTCCCAACTCATACTCATCATCAACAAAGGCCAACACCCAACCAGATATAGCTATAGGTACTGAATTCTTCCCAAGATAACCCAAAGCTTGTCCAAAAGTATTAGAAGCTACACCTATTACGCCCAATTGACATCTAGAAATACAAACCTTGGCCCCTTCTAAAGTGTCATAATAACATTTACCATAAGTTAATTTATCACCTAGCAACCTAAAATCAGCCACATCGTTCCAAACAGAATTCCATATTTTTGAAGCAATGAATTGTTGATCAGGTGAAGTATCAATAGAACCATTAAGCATTAAATCATTACCTTCTATAATTCCTGTTGAATCATCTTCAATATCACCCGTTAAAGAATTAATTGAACAACGTCTTAAAGTAGGTACATTGGACCCTGCAATACCACCAATACCGACATCTGAATTCAACCTAGATGGGTAATAAGTATCAACATAATATTTAGTAGCAGCATCCTGATTACTACCTGGATCAGAAACATTTGTTATCTTATGACTGTTTATATTAAAATCGGAAGTAGCTTTACCGGATAAAATACTCAACACTTCTGCAGGAGTTTTATTTTCTGGGGTNTTATCTGTAGTAGCGTATAAAAATGAAGTAGCATTAAATAATTGATGTAATAATACTTGATAATTTGCTACACCATCACCTATAAACACTTCCTTTGTATCTGTGCAAAAACCAAATTCTCCAGAGTTTAGGGTGGGGAGTGAAGCCTTTGCACCCCTTTTAACCTGTAGCGTATTTGACATTTACCATTCCCCACCGTCCAATTCCTTCTTTTTATTTGATTTAGGCCTAGATTGACTTTTGGGTTTAATTTCTTTTTTATCTTTATCTTTATCAGACAAAAGATTCCTAAGTCTCACTAATTCAAGATCTAATTCTTTATTGGTTTTTTGATAAGAGTCATTTGACTTTTGTAAAGGGGCAACTTTATTCTGTAATTCAGAGACATCCATTCTTAATTGTAATAATTCATTACTATCTTCCTGTTGTTTTTTTACAATACTATTCAACAATTTTTCCTTATTAATCCTATCCAATACCATTTTTCCCAATTCAAAGGTAACATCATCTGTATCAATTACATTGGGAAATCTATTTGCATATGAAAAAGGATTTTTATTTTCTTCCATCAAATTCTCCTATGAAAGTTAGAAGGAACCACCATCTATAGTAGATCCAGTATTTAATAAGGTTTCAGCCCCAGCACCATGAACACCTGTTGCAGCAGCATTATGATCAAATGCCCAATCACTATTAGGAGCTTTTCCCGTTTCACCATTGGAAGGGGAGGCTTCCAGATAAGTAGAAGCGAAATTAACAAATTCAACTGCATCGGCACCCGTATTAACTCGCAACACCTTTAAGGCATCATCTGTAAAATCAGCTGGTGTATCAGTAAGTCCAACAAAAGTAGTTGTAAACGCATTTANAGCTTCTCTTACACCTTGTTCGCTAACTAAACTAGTGTCACTACCAGTTTCTCCAACACTTGTTACTAAATCCANTAATCCAGCTGTTTCAGAACCAGTAAAATATGGAATTTTATTAGCAGCACTAGTTAATCCCNNTATTGCAGCTAACTCCGCATNTACAGAAAGTTGATTACCAGATTTAATGAGTCCGGTTCCAGCGTCAATGTAACCTGCATCACTAAATTGACTCCAAACAATATTATCAGTTCCAATTGCCACAGTCTCAGGTTCATTAGTACATACCCAACCTGTATTACTGTTTACAGTACCACCCGTTACAAAAACAAAAGAACTGGCTACTTCATCATTAGCATCCATATCAGATGCTCTAGCCCATGCCCCACTCGCTGTAACGTATAGACCATTTTCAGAAGCATCTGTTTGATCTTTTAACAATATACGACTAGTGGATGTTAAAATCCCATCTATAGTTTGTTCACCTGATAAAGTGACATTTTCAGTAGAGGCACATGCTACTGCTGTATGGACATTTAAACCTTGAGCTACACTATCAACATAAGCTTTTGTAGCAGCATCTTGTGAAGATGTGGGGTCTAATACCGAAGTTAATTTTTGATTATTTAAACTAAACGATGCATTAGCTTGACCCGATAAAATACTTAATACTTCCGCAGGAGTTTTGTTTTCTGGAGTATTATCAGAAGTAGCATATAAAAATGAAGTAGCATTAAACGCATGTTTCATTAATACTTCATAATTTGTTGCATTTGTGCCTATAAATACTTGTTGAGTATCGGTGCAAAAACCAAATTCGCCACTATCTAAAGTTGGAAGCGATGCTACCACTCCCCGTTTTACTTGAATTTTATTAGACATCTACCACTCCCCTCCATCTACATCTCCTGCTTCTCCAATTTCATTATATAATTCAGTCCACATTTCCTCTATTGCCTCTTGGATTGTATTAGCTTCTATGGTATCAGTAGGATTAAACGAAATATCGTCTGCTTCGAGAGGAGTTCTTTCAAATGCACTGGACTCCCCTATTGTACCAACTTGCTTCCAAGTATCGAATTTACCAGGTCCCGTTGATTCCGATGTAATAGTATATGTACCAATAATATTCGCTGTTGTTCCCACTGATTCTGGATTAGAATAAATACGAACCCTAGCACCTACCAAATTACTGTCAGTATCATAAGTAGGTAAATCAATAAAAATATTTTCATGCATTAAACCTAACGCTCGTTTCATATCAATTTGAACATTTTGTACCAATTCCCCAAATGATCTAGCCTCATTATGTTCATCTATTGATTGATCCCATACACTACCAGCAACAGCTCCAATTTGTTCTGATAACGATTGTAAATTATTTCCAGTTGATTCTGACCCTATGATATTTTGTTCTAAAATTGCGAGTTCTGTTTCTAATTTTACAGCTGTAACTAAATCAGAAATATCAGTTTGATATTGTGACACATCATCCAAGTCAGCTTGGATGGTAGCTAATCTGATATTATATTCCCCTGCTAAAGCTAATCCACTAACATCCGCTTTATATTGATCTGGATTATCCAAGTCTGTTTGTATATTATCTAATTTTGTATTTATACCAGATAAATCAACTGGATTTCCTGAATTTGAGGTTTCTACAATACTAAAATTTTCCACCATAGTAGAAGGAAAGAAAAGTGTGTTAGAGATAGTCCATTTGATTATATAATTTCCTGGTAATAAAACACCAACAGAATCACATTCTAAAAGATCATAATATGCCTGTAATGTTTCATTCCATTGAACCTCAATACCTTCAAAATAAACCTCTGATAAATCTGATGAATAAATATCATAGGTAACAGAAGCATCTTCATCGTAAGTATTATCTGATTTTATCAATTGTAAAGTGAAAGGTATATTTTGTCCATGTATAAATTGCATTATCGTCTAGTCTCTATTTTTGAACCTGCTCCGACTTTTAATACCAATAGCCCAGATAAATTATCATTTACAGTCAATGACATTTCCTTTTTAAATTCCATTAGATTCGACTGGCTCATTTTCAGCCTTGTTTTTCTTCTTTCTACCACCTCTTGCTCCGTAATAACGAGCCGAATAACAGGTGAGAATTTTCATAATATCCTCTGCCAGTTCTTCTTCATATTTTTTGTCTTTCACTTCCATTATTTCAACTGTGATTTCCAGATTAGAGAAAATAGCGTCAAGATATTCATAACCGAATCGAGCAAGCCTGTCTTTGTATTCAATCAGTACCCGTTCAACTTTGCCTTCAAAGCACATCTTGATTAACTTGTGTATGCCGTTCCGTTTCTCGTTTATCCCGCTGGCAATCTCATCAATCAAAACATATTTGTACCCTTTGGCTTCGGCGTGTTTTCTCAACCTGTCTTTTTGCCGTTCAAAGTTTTCTTTCTGCTTTGCGGTTGAACATCTTGCATAAATCACCGTAACCTTTTCTTGCTTCTCTTTCTCGATTCCCATATAAGCGTCTAAGTCTTCCTGACGGAAACGCCTATGCTCACCAGTAGTCTTGAAAGATTTTATCTTTCCATTGTTGGCAAGCGTCTTGAGCGTGTTGATTGACACCCCAAGATATTCGCTTGCTTCTGTGATTTTATAGATTTTCATTTCTTCCTATCTACCGTAACAATAGTGTCGTTATGGCAAGCCCCATGACAAATAAGTAAAATTTCTTCTATTTCAAAGCCCCTGTTTGCTCCAATACCCACACTGTCCCAACAAAAACTAATACACAAACCACCGTTTTTAAGGATTCGGGAAATTTCATCTTTACATTTTGCCCAATACTCTGCTCTTCCCGCTGTTCCGTTGTGTTTTGGTGTGTATCTTCGTAGGCACTGTTCAGTCGAGTAAGGGGGGTCAAATAAAACACCCCCAAAATTGTTATCTGGTAGAGTTTTCAGAAATTCCAATGCGTCTAATTGGCTTGGATTTCCCCGACCTTCTATGTCGTTTCTGTGTTCCGCAGGACTTTTTTCGCCTGCAAAGGGGTCAACCCATCCCACACCAACACCATATTCAGAAAACAACTTTCCGACAGGCTTCATGCCAAATGTCCAGATAGACGGCATTGACCAAACTCTACTTATTTTCATCTTTCAACTCCTTAACTAATTTTTTGTTTGTGTCCACAATCTTCTGCATATCTTCGACGGATATTTCTTTTTCCAAAGGCTCGAAGAAATAAACCTTCTCGTCCTCTGTCTGAAAATACTCTTTCGTTACCTTTATGACTTTCATATTTCACTCCTTTAATATACTACATTTTGGGTTAAAAAGCAAGTGATTTTAACCGATTTCTTTTGATTTTGTTGGATTTTCATAAGCAGTTAGAACCTCCTGTACTTTCCCAGCAATCAAAAAATAACCTATCAATTACTATCACTCTTTTATTCTGGTCAGAATTCAATAAATACAAAGGCCACATTTCATGC